ATGTATTACGATAAAAAAATTAGCGCGAAGATGCGCGAACGCAAGAGGCTTGACTTTAATTTACAGGTTAAGTCGCTGGATAATGCGGGTAGATTTGCTGGTTATGCCAGCGTTTTTGACGTAGTAGATAGCCAGAAAGATATTATCCTGCGCGGGGCATTTGCCGAAACCTTAAAAGGGCGAGTGGGTGATATAAAAATGCTGTGGCAACACCAGCAGGACGAGCCAATAGGTGTTTTCGAACGAATGTTTGAAGATGCAAATGGACTTTATGTCGAGGGTAAGTTGTTGCTGGAGGTAGTGCGGGCAAAAGAAGCCTATTCTCTACTTAAGGAGGGAGCGATTGGTGGGCTTTCTATCGGTTATTCTCCAATTAAATATCGCCTGCATGAAAAAACAGGTGTGCGAATGCTTTCTGCAGTTGAGCTATGGGAAGTAAGCCTTGTTACTTTTCCAGCTAATGATGCTGCCAAAATAACCGTAGTAAAACAAGCAATTCCACCTATGCAACTGGTGGAGTTATCACAGGCTCTGGATAGGGCTATTGGGGTGTTGCGGTTTTGAAAGCTAAAGACATTTTCTTTGAATTATGTTATTCACTGGGCATGTCAAGAAAATCACAAATAGAATGGACAGAGTTCACTTGGAATCCAACAACTGGATGCACCAAAATTTCTGCTGGCTGTAAGAATTGTTATGCTGAGGTGATGGCTGGTAGATTACAAGCTATGGGAGCTGTTGGATACGAGGAAGGATTTAAACTAAAACTACATCCCGATAGGCTTAATCAACCTTTGGAACGTAGAAAACCTACAACATATTTTGTTAATTCTATGAGTGATTTATTCCATGAGAATATCTCTTATGAATATTTGGATCAGGTATTTGATATTATAAATAAAACTCCACAACATACTTATCAGATACTCACTAAGCGTCCAGAAAACATGAAAAAATATTTTTTGGAAAGAATTGTGCCAATAAATGCTTGGCTTGGTGTTTCTGTAGAAGACAAAAAACATGGCGTTCCAAGAATTGATACTTTGCGTGGTATAAAGGCTAAAATACGTTTTTTATCAGTTGAGCCGTTACTTGAGGATATTGGAGATATTAATTTATCTGGAATTCATTGGGTAATTGTTGGTGGAGAATCTGGAAATAAGGCTCGCTCAATGAAGGAAGAATGGGTAGAAAGTGTTCAAAAACAATGCTTATTATATAATGCCGCATTCTTTTTTAAGCAATGGGGAACATGGGGAGAGGATGGTGTAAAACGTGCAAAATCTTCCAATGGTAGGCTGCTTAAAGGTAGAGCTTGGGAAGAGATGCCCAATAGTTCTGACGAGCAATTAGAGTTGCTCTAGGCACTGTTAGCAGTGCTTTATATTTTTTCATTATCAGGAATTACATACCGTATAAACATTATGATTGGACTAACTCACGTAGTCCACCTATTTTACAATCACATAGCTTGATAAAACATGAAATTATAGAAGATTATATTGAACGATATGTTCGCAACTTGATTGCGACTTCATCTTCTAATAGTTTGAAAATTACAATTGTTGATGGGTTCTCTGGCGGTGGTGTCTATAGGATTAATGGATCAAAGAAATTATACTTTGGCTCTCCGTTTATTTTTCTAAAAACCATTCAGAAAATTGAAAAAGAAATACAAAATAAAACTGGAAAAGAAAGTAATATAGACGTTGTTTATTATTTTATTGATAAGAATAAGGATGCTTTAGATTTTCTTACTGAATGGTTCATTTTCTAACATTCTTGCTGGACTTGCAGAAGTTATAAAACATAGAAATGGAAGAGTTTTATTTCTTTTGGATCAATATGGCTATAAAGATGTACCGTTGCATACAATTAAGAATATATTTGCTAAATTTCATAATGCAGAGGTATTAGTTACTTTTGCTGTTGGTGCGTTGGTAAATTATATAACTGATACAGCACAGTTTTATAAATGCGTAAGTGGAGTACAAGAGAAGTATAATTTGCTGTCTAAAAAAGACATTATATTTCTGACTTCATTAAAGAAAAAAACAAACGATATGATGGCGTGGCGTTCTATTGCAGAACATACAATACTTAAAAGGATCAATAAGATATTGGGAACGTTGAATTGTGCGCCATGTTTCATTGTTTCCAAAAAAAGTAATCATCGTTATTGGCTACTACATTTGTCAGCACAAATAAAAACAAGAAACAGAATGTTGAAATTATATTCTGATAAACACAATCTTTTTATTCATAATAAGGCTTTGGGATTTAGCATGTTTGGTTTTGAACCAAACAATTAAATTACAATAGTAAAACAGGCAATACCACCTGTAGAACTTGTAGAATTATCACAGGCTTTGGATAGGGCTATTGGGGTTTTGACAGTTTAAACCCTCATCCTAACCCTCTCCCTAGAAGGGAGAGGGAATTAAGTTAACAATCAAAAAATAAGGAAAAATATGAGTATAAGCGAAATTACAGATCGCGTTGCTTCGCTTGGCAATGCGTGGGAACAATTTAAGCAAATAAATGATGCGCGTTTGAATGAAATAGAGCGTAAAGGGAATGCCGATCCGCTTTATAGTGAACATCTTGGTAATATCAGCATGGCACTGGATAATTATAAATCCCGTCTTGATACTATTGAAACTGTGTATAATCGTCCAATTTTGGGTGATGATGTAAGTACAAAATCTAATGCCTCTCACGGTGAATATAGCAAAGCCTTCCGTAATTATCTTCGCAAAGGTATGGAAGGTGGTTTGGAAATGTTACAAACAAAGGCTCTTTCAGTTGGTTCTGATCCTGATGGTGGTTATTTGGTAACTCCGCACATGTCATCAAAAATTGTGCAGTCTATTTTTGAAACTTCGCCAATGCGCCAGTTAGCATCAGTAGAAACTATTTCTTCGGATGCGCTGGAACTTATTGATGATCATGATCAAGCTGCTGCAGGCTGGACATCAGAAACTGGAGCAATAACAGAAACCAGCACTCCTACCCTTGCAAAACGTAACATTCCAACTCATGAATTATATGCACAACCTAAAGCTACACAAAAATTGGTGGATGACTCAGCGATTGATATTGAAAGCTGGCTCTCTGGTAAAATCGCTGATATTTTCAGCCGTAAAGAAAATACCGCTTTCGTTAGTGGTAATGGTGTTGGTCAGCCGCGCGGTATATTGACTTACGCATCTGGCACAAACTGGGGGCAGATTCAGCAGATTGCTTCTGGTACTAGTGGAGCCGTTACGTCCGATGCAATTATCAATCTATTTTATGCTTTGAAAGATGCCTACACCAAACGTGCAAATTTCTTGATGAATCGTACTGTGGTGCAGAGCGTGCGTCTACTTAAACAAACAACCACCAACCAATATATGTGGCAACCAGGTCTTGCTGCTGGCGCACCAGACACACTGATGGGTGTGCCTGTGCAAATGGCTGCTGATATGCCAGTGGCCGCTGCTAACTCACTTTCAATTGCTGTGGGTGATTTTAAATCGGCTTACCAGATTGTTGATCGCAAAGGTATCAGCATTTTGCGTGATCCATTTACAGAAAAACCATTCGTGAAGTTTTATGCAACTAAGCGTGTTGGTGGTGATGTAGTGAATTTTGAAGCAATCAAGCTGATGAAATTAGCGTAGCGTATTAGAAGGAGAAAAATAATGAGAGATATTTATCATAATATATTAGTTTCACAGCATTTGAACCCAGTAGTTTCAACTGCGACAAAAACCTCAACCGCTATTGATTTGCAGGGGTATAATGGCGCAGAGGTGATATTTGCAATAGGTCAGGCAGCCGATACACTGTCTGGTTCAGTATATTGGACTCTAAAATTACAGCACAGCGATGATGATAGCACCTACACAGACACTGTGGCTACGGATCTTAACAGCAGCTCACTTACAGTGATTGTTAATTCATCTTCATTGGACAGAACATCCTACGGTTTTGGTTACCAAGGCGTGAAACGCTATCTGAAAGCAGTGGCAACACCAACTGGAACTCACACTAACGGGACACCAATTGGTGTTTTAGCATTGCGTGGGGCAGCTTCCTATGTTCCTGTAGTATAAAGATAAATAGTTTTTTATCCTCAGATGTGGTTGTCCAGTAAAAAATGTCAAAAATAAGAATTTATCATTATAAATTATTGTGTTAATACTTATTTAAGTCACTTGATTTATTATGTGAATTTAGAGTAAACTCTTAACAGAATCACATCTGAGAGGTGCAGCGTGTCAAAACTTTCGAGAGCCGAACAGATTATAGCAGAAAAGACTGTCTGCGTTCTTTTGGTGCGTGGAGAAAACCCTAATGGAGAGAGAATATTTGCCTATATGGCGGTGCGCGCTGATAGATTGGAATCATTCATTGAAGCTCAGAAGAGTGGTACATTCTACCCTGAAGACTTTGGAATTGTTATAGAATCAGGGCTTGGTGAACCTTCTGAAGAAATTAAAGAAAAAATGACCAAAGAATATGGATTTAACCATGAAGCTATGTTGGATATTGACACTCCGCAGGGGGCGAATGACATAGCCAGTAACCTCTCGTCTTATGCCTCTGAAATAAAAGACGAATAACAGCTTTTTCCTTATTCATATAATATTCACACAATCGTCACACAAATTCTTTGATTTTGTGTTATCTTGTAATGGGGTAGTGTATTTACTCAACAGGAGGTTATGGTGACAACTGCTAATTCAATAGGTGATTCTTCTAAGTTGGCTATGAATACTCATAGTGCTAGGAAGAATATTGCTTTGGAATCCGCTGGCTTCGGTGTTGGTGAGATTACCTCAATTGGTGTTTCACTTGGTGTTGTTGCGGTGATGGATAAGGTGGTTCCCAAGTCTATTATGCATAAAGCAACCAGTGTAGTTGCTAAAGTTGTCATAGAGCCATATTTAGATACGATTGAGAAAATTCTTGGAAAATGTAAATTAGAAGAGTGCAAAGTTGATGAAACAAAATCACGCGAAGAACGTGCTAATCGGCTTGCTAAAGGGGTGGTTGTTTTTGGTTCAGCTTTGGCTTTGTCGATGGTTGCTAAAGTTTTAGCTCGCCGTGTTTTTAATGATATTAATAAAATTGCTGGGGAAAAGCGCGCAATACTAGCACCAGATGCTAGTATTGGTAAGAAAATAGCTCATTATACTCCTGTCTTAAATTGGAGTAGTGAGGAGCTTATGATTACTGCAGCAGATGAAGGTGTGCATATAGGTTCTTTTGTTTATTTGAACACTATGGGCTCTAATCTTTCTGACGAACACATACATAAAATGAGCAAAACATTAGAAAAGCTAGGTGTAAGTCCGCAAAAAGCAAAAGAGGTTTCTACTATGGCTGTGGTTTGGGAAGTGCCCAACGCTCTGGGGATGGTAGCGGGTGGTGCGGCGATATTTGGTAAACATGCTTATGGCTGGCCAAAAAAACATGAGCATCAGGGTTTTGTGGATATTTTATCTAATGGTGCTCAATCTAAGGCTACACAACACATAATATAGACATACTATAGCGTGGCATTACAGAGTATCTCCATCAATTATTTTAAGAATAATCATAAGTCATATGCAAATCATCATGCTTCAAACTCGCTATGGCAGCGAGGATGGGTTTGTTGTGCGTCGTTTTTTACAAAATCATCAATATGAAATGGCTGATTCACTAGCCGCATATTTTATACGTCTTGGTGTAGCAAAATCACTAAATTATTTAGGAGAAGATAATGTCAAACAACCGTAGTCGGCGGCTGGAGCGTATTACCGCACCAACCAGTGAGCCAATAACTATGTCTGAAGCTAAACTATATCTGCGTGTTGATTCTGGTAACGAGGATAGTCTTATTACAGATCTTATAGTAGCTGCCAGAATGAGCGCAGAAGCATGGATGAAATCGTCACTCATTAGCCAATCATGGAAATTAGTTTACAATGATTATCTTGATGACGCTGTAGTACTACCTATGCCACCTATTGTTAGCGTAACTAGTGTGGTGGTAGTTAACCGTGATGCAACAAGTCAAACAATTTCTGCAAATAATTATTATTTGAATGCAGCAAAAAATATGCTGTTATTTGATAATTACGTCAGCGGATTTTCCATAGAGATAACTTATAACACAGGATATGGAACAGCTTCGCAAATTCCGCAGCCAATAAAGTATGGAATGTTGGCGCATATAGCCGCTATGTATGATGAGCGTGGATTAATGGGGCAACCAAATTTGCCACAACAAGCTAGTAACCTATATTTTCCATTCCGTGATGGGGTGTTATGATAGGAAGCAAAAGAAACACTTCAACGCGCTTGCGTCACCGCTTAACATTGCAGCAGGAAGTACAAACAGCCGATGGGGCGGGTGGATATGCTCGTTCATGGCAAAATATTACTGATTTATGGGCAGAAATTAGTCAGGTTAGTGGCAGAAGCATTTATGGTAGTGAAAAACTACAATATGGAAAAATACAGTCAGGAATAACCCATAAGATTACGATTAGATACAAAAGTGGTATATCAACTGCCATGCGACTGCTGTTTGAAAACCGAGCATTCAATATTAGAGCGGTCACAAACACTCAGGAAAACGATGAAATTTTAGAATTGCTAGTTGAAGAGGGCGTTGCTGGTTAACGCCCATGCTCATTTTGCTGTTGTTGATTTAATATAGAGATAGAAAATAATAATTGATTGATATTATCTTGGAATTCTTTTCTCCAGCCATTTTTTAGCTGTAATTGGCATATATTACATATATCCCGTAAAAAAGTTATAGCTCCTTCAAAGCTAAACATACTTAGGGCTTCAATAAAACTATCTTTATTGGGTAGTGGGATTTTTTTAGCGATTAGGTATGCGCCAGACAAAAGCTCATGAACCGCATTTTTCCACGGTATATAAGCCTCTTTATATGTTTTATCAGTTTTTTCTATTACTTCATCCAGATAGGTCTCAACACGAAATAATATTGGCTGATAATCTATGAGAAATTGTTCAAAAACACGATGTATCGTGTCCGTCTGCTCTCCTGAACGAGGTATGTCGAAAAGAGTTTTCATGAGTTCATACTAACAAAATATGATGACAATTTTATGACAGTCCTTAAAAAATTAAATATTTTTTTAACCTTTTGAGCAATAAATATAAATATGCATTTACCTAATAGAGGCATTATATGCCTAGTTTAAGTTACTATAACGTACAAAAAGCCATATATGAAAAATTAACTGGTAATAGCCAGTTGATGGCACTTATAAACGGAGTTTTTGATAATGTACCGCAAGAAACAGCATTTCCTTTTGTAACAATTGGAGATGTTTTTGCTAGTGAATCGTCCAGCTTAGGGAAAAATGGGGTAGAGCAAAAACTAAGTATTAATATATGGAGTCGTGAGGCTGGTCATAAACAAGCATCTGTAATAATGGATGTTATCTATGGATTGCTTCATAATGGGGTGCTTACAATTGCTGGACAGATTATTATCACAGTGAGAACTATATCAAGTTCTATACGATTAGAAGATGACGGCTGGACTTATCACGGCATTATAAATATTATGGTAGTAATGACAGATTCTTAATTGGCAGATAATCTGTTCGAAAGATTTTTAATGTATGAATCAAATTGGTTTGTCATGGTCTCTAAGTCTGATTTAGTGCAATCGTTGAGCGAATATAATTCTTCATATGATCCCTTAGCAGCGGTTAATGTATCATACTGCAAACGAGATGGAGCTTGGGATGCAATAATTTCTTTTTGTAATAACGAAATAATTGATTGATAGTCTGAATCGGAAGATTTTCCGCATTTTCGAAGAAGAAAATATGTTACCAGAAGTTCTTCATAACGAGTCTTTATAGCGTCCGCTGTGTTCTTTGAATCGGTGTGAGTACCTTTTTTTATATCGAATATATCTTGAATAGAATTTTTTTCTGAGGCGTTAGAAGATTCATCGTCGCCTTGGTCGGTGCCTTCAATAATTGGCGGGTAATAATCTTTTTGTTCATCTTTAGTAATTTCAGATTGTTGATTTAAAGCCTTACTGGCATTGATTTCAATTTCACTTTGTAGTGATTCTAATTGTTCTTTGCTATTCCTTAACTGCCAGTCATAGAAGGCTATTAATATGAAAGAAAATACCATTATGACGAATAATTGAACACTCCGTATCCAATATGAACGTATGATTTCTCTGGCTAGTTCAGAGCCTAGTTTTTTTTGTAAATCAAGCTTGGATTTTTTATTTTCAATAATATGTAGAAAAAATACAGCGCAAACCATGGCTGTTAGTAACAACCATAATATAAAGGGATATTTATTAGTGTCCATTTTTTAAGGTGTACTAAGTTGTTTGTCACAATCTATACTTAAAACATCTTCCTTTGCGCTAATTTTTCTTAAGCGATCAACAGAAAAGCAACGATACTCCAC